GTTCCTGGACCTCGCCGCCGTTCGAGTTGTTTGCCGATGACGTGTTGCCCTCGATTGATAAAAATGTCTTATCATCCAAGTGCCGAACAAATAAGCCCGTGTGATCGTGCTTGCCGTCATTTTGCCAATCAAAGAAAACTATGTCACCAGCGATTGGATTGGTTACAATTTTCTTAAAGTCCCTAAAATACTTAACCGCTGTTTGACATCCTGCATATCCTTTAAGATAACCGATTCTTGGTAGTGGAGTTCCTGCTTTGTCGTACACCCAGCTAACCCATACGCCGCACCATGGGTGACCGTCGAGCCCGAACCATTTACCGTACTTAGTTCTATTAACAGGCTGTTCTTTGTAGCCTAATTCAGCCCTTGCAATTTCAATTAGTTTGCTCATTTTTTTAGTTTTATTTAATTGGTCGAACTCTGCTCACACCACTCGCTTTTGATAAAAGATTTTTATGCAATAGAATAGTTCCCTTCAAAATAGAACTTAAGAGTATCCCCTGCTATGTCATTGGTAACAAAAAAATATATTTTCTTTGTTGATGCAACTGCTTCTATCCGCCCTCCTGGGTTATCAACAAAACCCGTAACAGGAATAACAGAACCGTAAGCTGAAGTATTAGCCGCGAAATTTGCAGTAGGTTCAATCAATGAATCAAGGTCGATGTGAAATGCCTCAGTTAAATTTGCAGGATCTAAATCAACCCTTCCCGTTCCTGAAAATTGTACATTGTTTCCTATTTTTTGGAAAGCAATATCTGACATCGTTACAGTGCCACCGTTTTCAATATCGCTTACCGTTGGGGTATAAACTCCTGAGATTGAATTACTGTAAGGAATCCAAACAGCCGCCCCAACAGCAGCACTTTGGCAAACGTAAAGGATGCCTAAATGAAACACCATTGAACCAACACCGTAACCGTCTGAACTATCAAATGAAATATTAGGTGTGCTAGTTGCCGTCATCCAGTCTTTGACCTTGTAATTTGCAACAACACCACCAATTACTACTTCTCGGAAAGTAAACCCTGCAACGCTAGGTCTAGTATCCATTAACGAAATTTTCTTTTCTGCCATGATTTTAATTATTTAAGATTTGTAAAATTGTTTCTGCTTGCAAAACCGTAAACCCTGCAAGAATTAGTAAATCGTATTTTTGTACATCCGTTAAGCAGCTTTCTAATTCACGAGGCTCATTGTTCTCAAGATTACGCCCTGAACCGTCCTCAAGTAGCCTTTGACATTCCGAACAATCGCACCCCGAACAGTCACAATAGTCCTCAAGTATTTTCCAAAGTTCATCAAAGAACTCAACCGAATCAACGGGAACAATTGAACCCGTAAAAGTGTATAGTTCAACCTCGTCAAAAGGAATGTCAATCCAATTGCCAGCAACGAAAGTAATACGAACAACATCGCCAAAGCGAAATATTGACAAACCGTCCTTTAAAACATCGACGTTCGTAATTTCAGGGGCGAATCGAGTGTCGTTTATCCTTATGCTTCCACCTAAATTGGTTATCCAAACTAACGCCATTGAGAAGTTCTACCTTTTACCGCTTTCATTGTCGCGACTCCTTTATAGTTGCCGCTTGTAAACCGCCTGTAGCACTCAGTATTTGCCCATTCAGGATAGGTTGCAATGTTCTCATTCATAAAATCAATGAAACGATTACCATATTCAACTCCTGCACCACGAGCCGCCGAAATAGCCTTACTCATTGTGGCATCTGAAACGGGTTCGCTCCAATCGTTTGTCTTTCTAACAATGGAATGGTCAGTTGAGGTTATTTGATTCTGCGAAAGGAAACGAGCGTAGGCATAATAAGCCAAATAAGGTGCGTATTGGTCTTTTAGTTCCGCGTATTTGTACGTCACGGGCAAAGTTGCAGGAATAACAGCCGTAAGCAAAACAGCGTAGAAATCCTTTCCAACCAAGCCGCGAAAATCTAAATCTTGCGCTTCAGTTATGTATGGATTCAAACGATTTTCGGTTACGTTATTAGATACCGCCCTCACCTTTTGAATGTCGGCAAACGTAATTAAATTATGGTTGGGGAGTGACATTTGAAAGAGGGTTTATGATGTCATTAATTTGAGCATCTGTAAGCGACGGGAAAGAAGCCACAATTATAGCGCGACCTGTAGCAGCAGGGTAAACCTTAGTCGTAATGTTTGCAATAATTTCATTAAGTGAAGATATTTGAGCGCCATTTAATGCGGTTGCAGAAACATTTGGAGCATCAACCTCAGGACCGTCTTCGCCCGTTACTTTGTTTTTCACATCGCTAAATAAAAGCGGCATAATTGAAACCGTTTGTAAAAGTAATTTTGAAACTTGCTCTTCCATTACGATTCTATCGCTTTCCGTTTCTGAATTAAACACTTGATAGGCTTCCATTAAATCGTTTACGCCTCCAAGTTTGCCAGCCGTTTCGATTCCTGCTAATTGAAGCGGCAAATTAAACTGTTTAACGATGGACTTTTCAACTGAATTTTCGTGGTATTCAAATTTCTTATCAGCGTTAGGATCGCCACTAAAAGGTATCCATAAAGGAGCATCTTCTTTTGATGCCACGTTAACGTACATAATGTTACCCGCGCTTTCTGCTCCTTGAAACTCAGTTAGTTGCCCTTGGCGTTCTTCTTGCGAATTGTCCGTACCGTTTCTATCCGTTGATGTTTCCAAAACACCGATATCCACGAACGCCCCTGAAGCGGTGAATGAAGTCCGTATGTTTTTATTCTTGTAAAGCTTGCTTTGATAGTCTGTTTCAATATCTTCAGCAACAGGATCGGCAATTGAAGTAGGGTAATTGAACTGTCCATTATTTGAATACCAAAGAACTTGCCCCGGATAATTTGCAACTTTATCCTCAAAAGTTTTGCCTTCGCATTCAAGTATTTCTTCGATGGCTTTGGCAGGATTAAACCGATTGTAACGAATAATCTTATTGACGTTGTAAGTTTCAAGTAGCGACGACCTATCCCAATTATCATATACTGCGATTTCACTTCCATAAGTCAAACGAGTATTCATTATCGGAATGTGCTTGCGTTCGATAATTTGCCCTAAGCCATTATATCGAACGTGAACACACATACCTGAGAACATTGAATAGTCCTTGCTCATCAATTGCAACAGTTTATCCATTGTAGTTCCCTCATCATCTACTTTTAATTTGTAGATAGCAGGGTTCGTAAAGCCACGACCTGAGATAAAACTTGCTCGTCTGTTAGCGCAACGTGTAGCAGTTCCGCTTTGGGCAAATAAATCGAAAAGCAGTTGTGGATTATCGTTCGCATAGCCCCACGAAAAAATCTTCTCAGCTTGCAGTTTCCTAATTAAAAGCCGTTTTTTAGATTTTGGAATTAAAAAGTGAGAAGCCATTTGGTTAAGGGTTGTTAAAATCTAAACATTTTTTGATCGTGATTTGAGAAAGTGAATCTGCATACTTATAGTATTTCAAATCGTTCTTCAAATCTTTGTTTTCTTGTTGAATATTCTTGTTGTGCGTACCGATAAAAGCGACACAAGTGAGCAGTGCTAGTATAAGTAGCACGCTCAAATAAAATGCAGCCTTCAAGATTATTCCGATTCTTGATTGGTTTGTTCTTCTTCTTGATCCGCTTCAGGTTCAACCTCTGCTTCTTCTTGTTTTGCAGTTGCCCCTTTTGCTGGCTTTCCCTTAGATGCTGCTTTCTCTTTGGATGGCTTTTCAATAACCTCAAAGTGTGCAGCTAATGCAGGGTTTGATTTTAACAACGCATCAACTTCTTTGTCGGTCACATTGTAGGCTGTTACCATGTCAGGCGTGCCGAAAATCCTGAATTCACGAATTAATCTGTACTTTTTTAATTGACTTTCCATTGCTTTAATTTTGAATTGATTTAAAAGTTCTTGCGGTAAATTTAGTGAATTATCCCAACCACGCCCCCTACTTTCGATTGTTCTTAATTCTTCATAAGCATCAAGGGCGCAACCGTAGCATCCAGTGCCGCGCGGTTCGTTGTTTGTTAGAGTTCTGTACAAAGCAAACACCCTCTGAATAGCCTCGTCATTGCGAGCATTCAGAGGGCGTTGTATTTGATTCAACTCGTCTCTGAGTTGTTCTACTGTCATGCAGTGAAATAAGCCGCTATGATTGCTTTAGTCGTTGCATAGTCAATATCCCAAAGTGTAGCAGGAAGATAAGGCTCTTTTGATAGTTCACTTGAAGCAAGCGTTAAAGCATAAGCACCTTGATTTTCTTGGCTGTTTACGTCACGCGCTGCAACTGTTAAAATCAATCCTGCACGTAAGCCGTAAATTTCAAATGCTGTTGCACCGTCCGAACCGTAGTAGTTGTTTTCAACTATTGCAATTACTCGTCCTGACTTTAAAAAATCGAGGTCTTGTTTAATTGCAGCAGTGTTATCGAACACTAAAAAATCAAGTGAATGATCCCAAACCTCAGCGAACGGCTGCTTGTTTAAGTTTGCCTTTGGTGCAATAGAATTATTTTTACCCTCGTAACGGTAAATCTTTGCTAATGCAGCCAAAGTAAGGTTTGTAATTAGATTCGGATTACTTACGTTTTCCGTGATTGAAGCAAGTTCGGCATAGTTAAAGAGGTATAAAAACGAATCTTTAACTCCCGCGCTCATAGGTTTTAGGCAATTTACGAAAGCATCTCTCGCAATACCGGGACATGAAACTGAAGGCATATTTTTAAATGTTTTTTTTGATTAAAAAAAAGGGAGGTTTTTAAAGCCTCCCCGTTAAATTTTAGTAAGCTGCTTGGAACATATATTCCTGCATCATCTTAGCATCTACACGATACTTACCTCTGAAGTTCATCTTCTCGGTCATCTTCTCATACCAAGCCTCAACTACTCCAACATCGCTTGAAAGGTCGTAACCAACAGCAATATTTGCAGCCGTAGTCAATAGAGCGCGGTGAGGTAAATCATAGGTTGTTCCGTTATCGAAATCAGCTTGGATTGTACGATCCCAAAAGTTGTAACCGTATATCATTATGTCACGGTAACGTAGTGTTACGTAACCGTTTTCAATGCGAACAAACGAAGCATCAGCGCCTTGAGATTCAAGATACGTTGCGTAGTTCTCAACAAGCGTACGTGTTGCAATTATGATTTTATCTGGTGACTCAATCAAACGTGAATCCGAACCAGCAACCATCGCTTGGAAAGTTGTTAGTGCTTTACTTGGAGCAAGAACCAATTGAGCAGCTTTTGTTGCCAAGGCATTTTCAGAGATAGCAGTTCTACGTGCAGGATCAATTGCAACAGCCGCGAAGATTTGTTTCCAAATTCCGTTGATGATGTTGTAATCCGTAAGTGAAACACCGTTTTTAATTACACCGCCACCGCTTATGTTTGCAGCTGCTTTGTCATTAAACCAAATGATGCGAAGTAAATCTTCACTTGCAGCCTCTGACATTGTTTCTACGATGTAAGAAGCGATTTCAGTTCCTTCAAGGTTGTCGCGATCAATTCCGTTTCTACGTAGGTAAACGAAGAATGAACCGTCCAATTCTTGAGCGCACATATCAAGCCAAATCTTTACGTTTTCAGGCTCCCAAAACTTTTCAGTCATTGGAATATTCTTGGAAAGGATACCCGTTCCACAACCTGCATCTTTTTTGGTAATCTTTGAAAGGCGACCTAAGAAGGGTATTTGTTTTTTAGTGATAATTCCATCATAAACAGTCATCAAATCCGCAACCGCAGGATTATTAAATGATGATTCGATTATTGCATCTTGAAGCGTTCTTGCTTCTTCACCATTAAAGGTGAGGTCTGTAGGATCAATTAGTGGCATTGTCTAAGTTTTTTTTGATTGTGAATAAAATAAGTTATGCCTTAATTGGCTCACGTCTTTTGTTGGACATGATTTGATCTTTCGTGAAAGATGCTTTCGGCTTGTCTTTGCTTACGCCCGTTTGGATGTTACGAACGCGAGTAGTTGCAACAGGAGCAGCCTTGCCGCTAACTTTTGCCATCGCTTGAAGAATCGGTTGAACCGCCTCAAGTGCTAAAGTTAATTCGGCAACTTGCGCTCTCAATGCTTCAACTTCTTCAGTTGCAGCATCAACAGTTGTAACCTCAGTAATTACACCGTCAACAGTAACGATAACGACACCATCGGCAAGCGTGTGTGAAGCATCAGGTACACTTTCGCCTGACTCAGTGAATGTAACAACGTCACCAACGGCAGGAGTTTCCGCTTCGGTTTCAATCGTTATCGCCGTTCCATCTTCTAAAGAAGATTCAAGGGCTAACGGTTGCCCTGCCACCAAAGTTTCGAGTGCTTTCTTGGTGTCTTGAAGGAAAGCCTTAATGTTGAATTTTGACATTTGTTTTGATTTATTGGTTTTTATTTGATTTCCTTTGAATAATGCAACGGCTTTCATGGTGTCAACTATTTCAGTTGCGAACTTCATTTTAACCGCCTCAGTTGAATTGTAATAGGTTTCTTCACCCATCAGTAAAAGAATAGCCGCAACGTCATTTCCTGTCTTATCGGAATAGAATTGCGA